CAAATGATAGAAGAAGTTAATACAGACCCAACACCAACAAACTTAAAAAACTTGACAGCACTAAAGTCAACGAAGAAATAGAAACCAAAGATAGGTATAATTCTTATACTGACTTCTACATTCAAGAGTTATTTCCTAGTGCTATTATGTTCGGAATGTCTAGTGAAGAATTTTGGGAACAAGACCCCAAGTTATACTGGGCGTTCCGAACTTTTTATTTAAAGCAAAAAGAGAATGAAAACAAAGAAAAGATGGAATTTATCAAGTATGCGTCATGGCTTAATGGAAATATGACGTATACTGCAACTGCAACTGCTTTAAATAATGCTTTTAGTAAAAACAAAACAAAATTTCCTCAATACAACGAAATATTTAATGATGTTTCAAGTAAAAAGGGAACTAAGAAAAAAGATAAAAATGAAATAAATAAAATAGTTCAAGAAGAATTTAATGCTTGGGCTAGATTTTAGGAAGGAGGAATAATATGGCAGATAGTGGTATGGTCTTTAAATTTTTAGCCGATGATAGTAACGTTAAAAAAGATGGAAGTAAGGGTTATAAAGACTTAATAAAACATTCTAAAACACTAAGTTTACTATCTAAAGAAACTAAAAATAACTTAGCATCTGCATTTAGCAAAGGTGCGGTAATTGGTTGGGCTTATGCTATTAAGACTTCTGTTGATACTATGTTGAAAGCCACAAAAAAGCAAACTGAGTATATTGAAAATCTTAATATGATGAAAGTTGCTTTTGGCGATACTGCTGAAAGTGCTGAAGCATTCGTTAATAAATTATCCGGAAAAATAGGCTTTGATACTGCTTCTTTAACTAAACAATTAGGTATATTTAGACAAATATCAAGTGCTATGGGATATACAGCAAATACTGCTGATTTATTAAGTAAAAACCTAGCAAAAATGGCTTTAGATATATCATCACTATATAATGTTGATTTAGATAGAGCAAATAAAGCGTTAGAAAGTGCATTGACTGGTCAAGTTAAAACTATTCGTGCTATGACTGGTGCTGATATTACTCAAGCAGCATTAAAGCAAGAAGCACTAGCATTAGGCATTGATAAATCAGTTACTTCAATGTCTAGGGCTGAAAAAGCAATCTTAATCTATTTAAGTCTTGAAAAGCAATTATCTAACGCTAATGGTGACTTATCAAAAACGATTAATAGTGTTGCCAATCAAGCAAAAATATTTAAAGACCAAATTGGCATGTTAGGACGACAAATTAGTGGTTTTTTAATTCCGGTATTAAAAAAATTATTACCAATAATCAATGGTATTTTAATGGTATTTAATGAATTGGTTGGAATGTTACTTGGCATACTAGGCATAGATGCTTCATCAATAGCCGATGAATTTAAAATAGCAAGTTCGGGTATTGAAAATCTTGAAGATGGTTTAGATGGCGTTGCTAGTGCTAGTGACAAAGCCAAAAAATCATTAAGAGGGTTTGATAAATTAAATAATATTACTACATCAGATAAATCTTCCGGTACTTCTGGTGGTGGTGTTGGGCTTAGTGGTATAGATGCTAAATTATTAGCCAAACTTGATGAATATAATCTGCAACTAGATAAGATGAAAAATAAAGCAACTAAGATTAAAGAAAGTATAATGAAAATTCTAGGTTTCCATAAAGAATTAAATGAAGAAACTGGTCAATGGGAATGGAAATATAATGGTGTTACAACAACTATAAAAAATTTATATACTGAATTTAAAAAATTATCTACACCGGCAAAAATAGTTGTCGGAACTATTACAACACTTGCAGCCATTAAGACTGTAAGTAATATAGCCAAAATATTTAGTGCATTTAAAAATGGCGTAACACCAGTAAAAAAATTATCTGAAGCGTTTTCAGTAATGGATAAACTTAATTTTTCTAATCTTAAGGCTAGTGTTGATGGATGGAAAGATAGTTTAACTTTTGCTGAAAAATTACAAGGGGTATTACTTGGCTCTGCTGGAATTGTAGCGGGTCTTGCACTTACTAAAGATGGTATTAAAAAAGCCGTTGACGAAGGTAAAACTGGAATAGGAATTTTAGAAACCGGATTAGGTGGATTATCTTCAGTAATAGGTGGTGCTGTGGCTGGTGGTGCTGTGGCTGGTGCAGCAGGTGGTATTATTGGTGGAACTCTTGCTGGTATTGGTTTTATTGCAGTTGCTATTGATGATTTAGATACTCACTTAACAACTAATATTGAAGATATTAAAAAGACAAAAACTGAAGTTGATAAACTATATGGTGATTGGCAAAAAAGCATAGAGGAAATTCAAGAAACATATAAAACTGCTGATGTTGAAAGTGATTATTATAAAAGATTATGGGAAGAATTAAAAAATATTACTGATGAAAATGGTAAAATTAAAACCGGCTATGAAGATAGAGCCAAAACCATAACAACTATTTTATCTGATGCTTTAGGCATAGAAATAAGCGTTGTTGATGGAAATATTGAAAAATGGAAAGAATTGCAAGGCGAAATAGATAATTATATCAATAAGAGAAAAAATGCTATGAAACTTGCAACATTAGAAGATGCAGCAACTAATGCAATGAAACAACTTGATGCAGCCCAACAATCGGTATTAAATAGTGCTAACGATTTAGAAAATGCTCAAAATAAATTAAAAGATAAAATAAGTCAATATAGTACAAACTTAGAATTTGCTACTGAAGATGTATATAAATACATACAAGGACAAATGTCCGCTGAAGAAATGGCATCAAAGTATGGAAAAAGTGTAGCGTATGTTACAGAAGAAATGCAAAGATATATGAATTGGACAAAAAAGCAAAGAGCAGCGTTAATAGATGCAGAAAATAATTATAATAATGCTAACAAAGCATTAGATGGTTATCGTCAAACTATAAGAAATTATGAAACTGCTTTAGGACTTTCATTAAGTAATAATCAAGAAGCATTAGATAAATTCTTTGACCATGAACAATACTTATATGGTAAAAGTTTTGATGAACAAAAAACTTATTGGGAAGATAGAAAAAAACTTAATGAACTCTCACTAAGTGAACTTGAAAAAAATCGTGAAAAGTATACTGAAGGAGAATATAACGCACTTAAAAAATCTTATGAAGATGATTTATCATTAATAGGTCAAGAAATGGATAAGATACAACTATTAATTGATACTAAAAATGGAAATTTATCTGCAGACGTAGTAAAAAAATGGACAGAAATGGGTAATAATTCCGTTACTGAATTTACTAATGTAATATCCACTTTACCAGACGAAGTTCAAAAAAATTTAGCGGGAAAAATGAGAAGTTCTGGTGAAACATTATCTAAAGAGTTACAAGAAGGTCTTGAAAAGATTAAACCAACTATTGGTATTGAAATTCAATATCCAAAAGAAGAAAATGTCCGTAAAATGTTAAAAAATAAAGGGCTATCTGATGCTTTAATTGATAGCACTATAGAACTAGCAAAAAAACATGGTTATCAATTTAGAGCCGATGGTGGTTTTGTAAACAGTGGTGATATATTTGTTGCCAATGAAAATAATAGACCGGAATACGTTGGTTCATTTGGTAATCAAACAGCCGTAGCAAATACTGACCAAATTGTTGATGGTATCGCAATAGGTGTTACAAGAGCAATGATGGCTGTAGGTGCTAATAAAGATACTAAAGTAGTAATTGAAGCAAAAGGTGATGCAAGTGGCTTAATGGATTTCATCACATTTGAGCAAAGAAAAAAAGATAGACAATATGGATTGTAGGAGGATTTGTAAATATGGTAATAATGAATTATAATAAATATGAAAAATATATAAGAGTTGGTCATAGTGCTACAAAAGATGCCAATGGTAATTGGGTATGCTCAGATTTACAAGACTTTCCTACACCATCTGTCTTTGGCAGAACATTACATGATGTAGATGTTGATGCCTATACTGACTTAGAGGGGTATACTCAAAGAAATAGAGTAAGAAATGACGTTGAAGATATTGCATTATCATACAATATTGCTAGTGACGATGATGAAGCATACATTTTAAATAGAATACAACCGCAATATATTTATGTCGAACTTATTGATAAAAAGTTAAGAACTGATGTTACCGACACTAATGGTTATAAAAAATACATTAAAGATGTTAAATCTGGTGATAGAGATATAACTAATGGTGATACATATTGGTATGATAGTACAAATAGTGTTCTATATGATAGTGAATATCATGTAGTATTACAACCAAATATGAACGATTATACAAAAGTTACTCAAGGAACTAAAGTTGTTCATAAAATGTACGCAAGTGATAAAGAATTTAATACATTATGTGTATTTCAAGATGAAGGTGGAGTTTGGCATACAATGGATGCTGATTTCTCATTCTCATTAGTAGAACAATAAAAGGTGGTGAATTATGTATCAAGTATCAAACACTTTTCATACGAAAAGTTATAGCGGGTCTAGTGAATATAAGGCAATATTAAAAATAGGTGATGATATTGTTCCAACTAGCCAAATAATATCTATAACAATGGATAATCCTATAATTGATACGTCCAGTGATACATTTTATGTTGGTTCTTTTATAGCAAATACATTAAAAATTAAGTTTAAAAATTTAGATGGTTTAAATATTGAAAGTGGGGTTAGTGTTCAACTAGAAATAGGACAATATATTGATAACACTGACCCTGCTTATCAATATACTCAAGAACAACATGATAATGGTTATATAGATGGGTATGAATATGTACCAATGGGATTATTCACAATAGATGAATTAAAAGAAAATTATCAAGAAACATGTGAAATAGACTGTATAGATAGTTCAATTAATTTTAAACAAGCAGTAGACTATAGTGAATGTTTTTCAACGCATATAATAGATGATAAAGAAGTAAACTGTGCTACTATAGATGAAATATTACAATATATTTGTGGATATTGTGGAGTACAATTAGATAGTGAATTTCCTACAACAAATGGTGATTACTTAATTGGAACTTACAATAACACTATAAGTGGTAAACAATGGATTAGTTATATAGCCGAAATAAAGGGTTGTAACGCAAAAATAGGTCGAGATGGTGTATTATACCTAATTCCATTAAAACAAGCCTCAGAAGTATCTATAAATGCTTTAAGCGGTAAGGAATGGAAACTAGGAGAAAAATTTTCATTAAAACAAATATGTTTCTATAATGGTGGGCGTTGGTTAGAAAGTTCTGACCCAAATCCAAATGCAGAAAACATTTTATACATAAGAACTGGTAATCCATTTGTTCAAGATAATGACCAACAATTTATCGATAATATATATGATGTATTAGAAAATTTAGTAATTTATAATGTTCAACATACAAATAGGGCAGATGTAAGTTTAGACGCTTGGGATAATTTAGAGTATACATTAGGGGAAGATAGTTATATAACTTTAAATCATTCAACTTATACATATCAAGGTGCTATATCATCCAAAAATAATGTGGTTTTACCTTCAAAGCAAGAAGAACAAACAACTAATGTAATAAAACCATCAATAGCAGAAATAGCAAATAAGGCTTTAGTAACTGTTGATACTGTTAATGGTACTATTACTCAATTAACTTCAAGAGTTACTACAATAGAAGGAAATTATGTATCAACCGAAAGTTTTGAAGATTTTCAAGATGGAATGAGTAGAACTTGGGTTAGCAAACAAGAAACAACTGATGGTTCATTAGACAATGTATATATAAAATCTACTAACTTTACATTTGACCAAAATGGATTTTCAACAAGTGCATCTGAGAGTGACACAAACATAAATTTGGGATTTTATAGAGAAAATGATATAATTACTAAAGAAGGTTTGTTAATTCAAGACAAAAATGGTGGAAAAGAATTATTATTTGCTGGTTATGAACAACCAGACCCAAATGTAGATGGTTCTACTATAGTTAGAGTTGATAATATGACTACAAAGAATTATCAAGTTGCTCAATATAATGACAATGATGTATGGCGAAGAGAAATTATTAACGATGAAACTGATGGTTTGGGATATGCCTTTTTCTATGTAGGAGATGATGAATAATGCCAACTGCAACAAAAAGTAAATCAATATATACATCAACTGGAAATACTCCATATACTTTAACTGCATATTTTATTGAAAATAGTACAAGTGCTGCTAACAATACATCAAATATTACTGTTAGAGCAACATTATATAGTACACGTGGTGCATTTAACATACCAAGTGCCGGAACATTATCAATCTATTGGCATGACAATAACACAGGTACTGATACATTAAAAGGGTCTATTACTGTTACAAAATGTGGTGATGTTGACCCATATTATTTTGGTAGTAAGCAAGTAGAAACTACTTTTGATGTATCTCATAAAGGTGATGGAACTTTAAGTGGATATGCCATAGCCAAATGGGAAAAATCGGTATCTGGATATAACAATTTAGTTCCAGCAACCGGTAATGTATCAACTGACAATACTTCATTAACAAATATAGCAAGACAAGCAACATTGTCAGTTTCTAATACAAATTGGTATATTAATTCAACATATTCTTATAATTATTCTCCAACTGTTGGTGGTTACACATATAAGTTATATATGGAACGAAGTGGATATACATCTATATTATTAAAAACAACAAATCCAAGTCAATCATCATCGATGATGTCTTCTGCTGATGTTACATTAGACTTTAATGCTTATAGCATGTTGAGTTCCAGTGAAAAAAAAGCAACAGTTAATTTAAGTTTATATACTTATAATGGAAATACTCAGATTGGTTCAAAATCAACAGTATCTATAACACTTTATCCTGACCAAAGTTATGTTCCGGTAATCACTTTATCATCTCAAGATACTGGTAAAGCGATTGTTGGTAATAATAGAACATCATTAACATTAACCGGTAATAATAAAAGAATAATTAATGGTTGGAACACAACATCGGTTACTTGGTCTGCAGCATCACCATTTGCCAATATAACATCAAGAGTTTTAAATGGAACAACTGTAACAACAAGCCCTACAACACTAAATAACGTATCTAATTCCATAACAATGACAGCAACCGATAGTAGGGGTAATTCAACCACAAAATCAGATACATCTGTTACATTTATTGCTTATGAAACACCAACAATAAGTCCAGTAGTTAAAAGACATACTGCAACTGATGGTAGAGTTGTTGTTACATTTAGTGGAACATATTACAATATAAACTTTGGGGCTGAAAGTAACTCATTAACAATTACATGGTATGTTAGAGAAAAAGGAACTACAACATATACTCAAGGTTCTACATCATTAACTTATACATCAAGTTCAAATAATAAAAGTTATACTCAAAGTGGTACGAGTATCGAAATTACAAATCCAATAAGTGGTTCAAATGGATTGTTTGACTATCAAAAAGCATACGAGGTTAAATTTGTTGTAACTGATAAAGTTACAAGTTATACAATAGGCGAAGTATTACTAACAAGCGGTGTACCAAGTTTAGCGGTATTTAAAAATAAAGTTAAAGTAAATGGTGCATTAGAAGTAAATAATATATTAGTTGATTATCCTATAAGAGATTTCTTAATTTATAATAACGGAAGTGGTTCAAAATGGTATCATATAGCAACTATAGTAAATTATGGTTCACAAAAGTATGCTGATTTTGAAATAACGGGAACTACAAGTTATACAAATGTAGCAGGGAGAGGAAACTGGCAATTGCAAATAGGCACAGGAGAAAATAACCAAGCCAATGATAATAGTATTAGTGCTGTATTAATGTATGCTAATAAAGACACACATGCTGATAGATTTAAAGTATTTAGAAGTACAGATTGTAGAACAGTAAGTGTTTATTACTATTGCCCACCATATACAAGAACTAAAGTAAGAATAAAAAACATATTTGACACAACAAATGGTACTTATACACTAACGGTTAATCAAGGACAACAACCATCTACACCTACTGGAGATGTGGAATTAAGTATTGAAACTACACAAGATAAAATGATATGGGAAAGTAGTTTTAATGCTAACAATGGATATGTTAAATTTGGTGATGGAACAGCAATATGTTGGAAAAATATGAGTACCACTGTTACAATAAATAATAACTTTGGTAATACAACTTTGAAATATGGTTCTGTTGATTGTGGAAGTATGCCAATTACATTTAAAAACGAACCATTTGTAACTGTTTCAAATAATGGTATTCCATGGGCAGCACTAAATTATGCAACTTCAAGAAAATCAAGTTGGGGTACAATAAAATGCTTTTATACATATAATTTAAGTGATTACAGTGTAAACATTCAATTATTTGCAATAGGAAGATGGGTATAGAGGTACAATATGGATAGGATAGCAAATTTTATAGTAATATTAATGGGTGCTGGAACAGCAATATTGACCTTTATAGAAAAGTGTGAGAAGATTAAATGGAGACCACTATCTATGTTGCTTGGTATGAATGATATATCTAAAAAGATAGATGGTATTAATACACAACTTGATGAATTTCATTTAGAAATAGACAAAATTGCTCGTGTAAATGATGTAAGAGAAATGAAAAGACTTCGCTCAAAGATATTAACATTTGCAAGTCAAAAATGCGAACAAGGTTTACCTATGACATCAGAACAAGAAGCAGAATTTGATGATAATGTTAAAGACTACGAAGAACTAATTAAAAAACATAATTTACAAAATGGGCATACTACACAATCAATAAAAATGGTTAGTGATTATAGAAAAATGGAACTAGCAGATAAATATAAAAATAATGTAAGACCACATAAGGAGAAAGTAAAAGCACATGAAAAATAGTAATATAGCAAGTGAAATAATAAGAAAACAATTTTGGATAATTATAATTTTAATATTTGGTTTAATAGTAAGTAATGGTGTATGGATATGGTACATCAATCAGTATGATTTTACAAATGAAATCGTAGAGCAACAAGTTGAAGATATTGAAAATTCTAATATAACTCAATCTGGAGTAATTGATTAATGGGAAGAGTATATCAAAGACTACAAAAGATAACTAGAACTAAAAGAAATAAAAATGTTAAAACTAGACGAGTTGCAAGAAGAAAGAAAAGGTAAACATTGGGATTTTCAATTTACTGATGAAGAATACGATTATTTTTTAAAAAATGCAAGGCTTACTAAAAGAGAAAAAGAAGTATTAAAATTAAGAAGGCAAGAAGAAACTATTACGGCTATCGCTTTCAAGTTAAATACATGTGAGAGTAATGTAAGTAAAATCATTCGTAAGATTAAAAATAAAATAATAAAATGTATAGTTTTTGGGTAATTTAAGTATAGAAATAGAGTATAAACAAGGTAAGTTTATACTCTTTTTTAGTGCAATAATTTAAACAGAACGGAGGACATTTATATGGAACGGAATAAAGATGGCAATAGACCAACATTTATATTAGAACTTAAAGACTTCAATATAAGAAATATCGTTTATTCACTTATAGATATGTTTTCCGTTTTTTGTTGGGATGGTAACTATAAAAATCCGACAGAAGATGATGAACTAGAATTTATGCTAGGTGAAGTTCAAGAGTATATAAATGAAGAATACATAATAGGAGAGGATAAATATGTATAACAATGCTTATCAACAATTTAGAAATTATAATCCAAATAATAATATTTATGAGCAAAATATGTATGACCAAATAGATAGTCAAATTAAACAATTACAACAAATGAAAGAACAAGTAAGAAATAATCAAATACAACCTGCTATTAATCAAACATTTCAACTAGCACCCACTAGTAGAGATGTAATAAGATATGCAACATCAATAGAAGAAGTGCAAAAAGAAAGTGTAATAGGTGAAACACCTTATTTTAGTAAAGATATGAGTGTTGTATGGATTAAAAACCTTAAAGGAGAGATAAAAACCTATGAACTTAATGAAATAGTATTAAAAGATGAAAAGGACATTAAAATAGACTATTTAATAGCACAAATAGAAGAACTAAAGAAAGGACAAAATATAAATGAACGCAAATCAAATATTGATGAGCCAGTTACAAGCACAAATGAAAGCAAAGAACCCAAAAATGTTTCAAATGTTTCAAAATTTACAAAAAAAGCAAAATAATCCACAAGAAATAATAAATAATATGATAGAACAATATAAACCAGAACAAATAAGTGAATTTAGACGATTTGCAAAAGGTTTTGGAATTACTGATGAACAATTAAACCAATTTGGTATCAACTCTAAAGAGAGTTAGATATAAAAATTAAAGAAAGGAGGAAAAAATGAATAGCGGAATACAACCGACTGTAGAATTGGCTACTAATAATGGTAATGGTTTTTATCCTTATCCAGCATATCCAATGATGGGTGGGGGTTATGGTAATGGTGGCTTTCTAGGTGGAGATGGATGGATAATCTTACTTTTACTTCTTGCTTTCAGTGGAAACTGGGGTAATGGTAATGGTGGTTTCTTTGGTGGAAACAATAATGAATTTGCTTGGTTATCTAATGGTCAAAAAGACATTATGACTAACACTAACAATGGTTTTGATACATTACATTTATCTAACCAATTAGAAGGTACTAGAGATGGCATTTATGGATTATCTAACCAAATATGTAATAGCACAAGTGACATAACAAGTACAATTTCAAATGGTTTCTACAATAGTGAAATAGCGGCTGCTAATAGACAAATGGCTAATATGAATACTGCTTTTGATTTAAGCAGACAATTTGCTGATTGTTGCTGCGAAAATAGACTTGGAATTGCTAACTTAAATTCAACAATTTTAAGTGAGAATTGTGCTGATAGAGCAGCACTTGCTGATGGTCTAAAAGATGTATTAATTAATCAAACTGCTAATACTCAAAGAATTTTAGACCAATTATGCAATGACAAAATTGATGCTAAAAACGAAAAAATTGCAGACCTTGAAAGACAATTATCTATGAAAGATTTACAAGCAAGTCAAGTGGCTCAAAATGCTTTCATTGCTCAAGGATTTGCTAATGAAGTTGACGCATTGTATAATCGCCTAAATTCTTGCCCCGTACCTAGTACACCCGTCTTTGGACGCACCCCTATATTCACTTGCAACAACAATGGTTGTGGATGTGGATATAACACAACAAGTCAATTTATTTAATAGCATAATGTAGAATACTACACGCTCGATTACGAGAACTTGCTAACACTTTCCCGAGGATGGGAAGATGTTTTTCCCTTTATAGGGAAAACGAGAGATAGGCATAGTTCTATCTCTTTTATTTTAATTTGAAAGGAGAAAGATAATATGATTGAAACTATAATTAATGAGCCTTTAAATCTACCAAGTAATGCAAGCCCAGTAACTTTTGATGAAACAACTGTTAGAACTAGATGTGCTTCTTGCTGTGGTTGGTTAGATTATTCAAATGGAAATCCTAACTTTAAAATATTTGGAAATGGATATACTGGTTATTATGATGTAGAATTTAGTGCTTCAGTAAGCACAGCAACGGCAGGAGTTGTAGCAATAGGTTTATTCCAAGATGGTGTTTTAATACCTGATACTGTAAGAGTAGTAACAATAGCAGCAGCCGATGATTATGAAACTATTTCATTTGATAAGAAATTAAGAGTATGTCCTAGAGGTACTACAAACATTTCTGTTCAATCAGTTTCAAGTGTGCCTACGCCTACTGACCCTACAACACCAATAGCAACTACACAAGCAATCATAACTAACGCAACATTCAGTATAAGCCGAGTTTAGATGAGAAATAATTTAGATGTAACTTCATTAATATTGCAGTTATATAGTGTTATTTTGCTATTACAAGATTATAACAATAGTGATTTAATGCAAGAATTACAAAGACAAGATAGTAATTATTTAGAAAAAATAATAAAACAGAATGAAGAAATTATTAATTTATTAAAAGAAAGGAGTGATAACCTTGAAAGATGACAAAGAACTTGAAAAGAAAGTTGATGAAAAAATAAAAGAAATTGTTGATGATGAAATAACACCAAACAATTTAGAATATTTATATAAATTAAGAAAAATAAAACACATGGTAAAGGAGGATGAAAATATGTACGGAAATTATGGAAACTATAATGGAAGAAGAGCCGGATATGATAGTTATGGCAATTATGGTGAGTATGGTAACTATGGAAATTACGGATATGGCAATTATGGTGATGGTTCGTATGGAAGAGGAAATTATGGAAGAAGAGGATATGATGCTAAATATCGTGGTGATGAAGAAATAGATAGAATGATAGGTGAATATGGTCGTTATCAAGAAAGTCGTGATAGATATGGTGCTAGTGAAGAAACTGACAAATCATTTCATTATATGGTAAAGGCATTAGAAGATTTTATTAAAGTATTAAATGAAGAAGCAGAAACACCTCAACAAAAACAAATGTTAAAAGAAACTCTACAAAGAAGCATGATGTAATGTGTATAAATTTTACAATGCAAATGCAGTAAATAGATTTACCGATGATTGTGTTATAAGAGCAATATCGTGTGCTACTAATAAATCATGGGATTATGTATATGACTATTTAAGCGATTTAGCACAATATGAGGGAACATTGCTTGACAAAAGAGATTTTGTAAGAAATTATTTAAACAATACATATAAAAAAATAAATGGTATTGAGGGTACTGTTGGATATGTTTCTGCAATATTTCCTAATAATACTTTATTAATTACTATGAATGGTCATATAGTATGTTCTAAAAATGGTGTAATATATGACACGTTTGATTGTAGAGATAGGCAAGTTGAAGATGTGTGGTTAGTAAATTAGAGTACATTTGTACTCTTTTTTTGTATATGATATAATGTATCTAGTAAATATGGAAAGGTTGGTGATAAGATATGGAAATAACTTATGTAGTAATAGTATATGTTGTAACACTAATTTGTGGTGCAATTACTAAAGCATTTATTGATGCTATTCCTAATAAATTTATACCACTACAAAATGCTTTTATAGGTATAGTTAGTGGATTAATTTGTTATTTTACTAAAGTTGAACCAAGTCTATTACAAGCACTTATACTTTGTATTCTTGCAGCATTTGGTGCTGGTGGTACTGTAGACTTAAAGAAAGTAGGTGAATAAAATGACTTATCAAGAATTTAAAAAGAAATATAATGGCAAATATGTTGATTATGATGGAGTATGTGGTTATCAATGTTGGGATTTAGCAGAATTTTATATAACTGAATGTTTAGGACTTCCATCAAGCATATTAGCAGGTTGTGGTTTAGTTTCTAATATGCTATATCCACCACATAGAAAAAAACTAGACAAATATTTTGAAGAAGTACCACTATCAGAAGCAAAAACAGGAAATTTGGCTATTTGGGAATATGGGCATATTGCTGTTGTGGATAGTAACAATAATGGTAAATTAATGTATTTTTCACAAAACCCAAATCCTTGTAAAGTAATTCAAATTAATACAAAAGGTGTTCATATTTTTGCATTAAAAGGTTCTGAACCAATACCAAAAATAACTGATCCAGTTGCAAGAGATGAAAATAAAAATCAAATTGAAGTATTAATAAGCAATCTAAATGTAAGAATAGGTGCAGGAACTGCATACACTTCATTAGGATATGCAAAAAAAGGAATTTATAATTTTACTGATACTAAAGAAGATAATGGTTATAAGTGGTATAAAATTGCAGATAGTCAATGGATAGCATATAATGATGAATGGGAAAAAGTATATTTAATTGAAAACTATTTTGTCCCAAATCAAAAATATAAAACTATATATGCTAAATATTTAAGAACAAATCCAAGCATTGGAAATAACATTGTAAGATATAAAGACTTATACCCAGCATCAATTAAAAAGAAATTTAATAATATAGATGGTAAAGCACAAATGAAAGCAAATGAAGAAATAGAACCAGAACATATTATTAAAGAAACAAATGGAAGAATTTGGGGAAGTTATGGTAATTGCTATATAGTTCTTCAAAATGTTGATGGAGAAAAACAAGCAGTAAAAATAAATTAACCTAGATATTAAGGCACTTTTAAGTAAGTGTCTTTTTATTTTTATAAAATATTAACTTTTATGTTGACTTTATAAATCTTATGTGTTACACTCTTATTGTAAAGGAGGATAGGAAATGGGAATAATAAGTGTATATCTTGATAATGACTTGATTAAACAACTAAAAGAAGAAGCAAAAGAAAAACATTTATCTTTAAGTACATATATCAAAATTATATTATTTGATAGAAAGAAAAAAGATGAAGAAAAATAACATAGTCTTAAAAAGTATTTTAAAGGTGATTTAAGACACATTTGGGGGTAAATGGTAAATTGTACTAATTAAGTAAAAACTCTTGTGAGAGATACTTAAAAATATTAAATTAACATATATAAGGAGATTATTATGGCACAAAAGCGTATGTTTGATAAAAGAGTTGTTAGCAGTGACAAATTTTATGATTTGCCAAATTCATCAAAGGCATTATATTTTATAGCGGGTATGGAAGCAGATGATAAAGGCTTTTTTCAACCAAGAAAAATACAAAAAATGTGTGGATTTACTGATGATGATTATAGAATTTTAATTGCTAAAGGATATTTTATAACATTTGATAGTGGTGTTATGGTTGTAACTGATTGGAACAAAAATAATTGGCTAGATAGTAGAAGAATTACTGAAACTGAATATGTTGATGAACTTAAATTATTAAAATTAATTAATGACAAATATGAATTAAATGGTAATAATATTGGTTGTGCTAAGCAAATGCTTAGCGAGTATAGTATAGAAGAGAATAGTATAGATAAGAATAATATATATATATCATCAAAAAATGATGATGCTGTTGATGCTAATTCTTTTTATATTAATTCTCAATTTGAACAACTTTGGTCAATATATCCAAAAAAGCAAGGTAAAGCAAATGCTTTAAAATCATTTACTAAAGCAATAAAAAAGAAAGTATCTTATGAAACTATAGAAAATGGTTTAAATCGTTATATTGAATATATCAACAATAATCACATATCACCACAATACATAAAGCAGGGTTCAACTTGGTTTAATCAAGAATGTTGGAATGATGAATATACTGATGTTCAACAAAAATCAAATTACCAAAGGAATAAAGAATTTTTAGAAAGGATGTTACAAGAAGATGAATAAAGTCGAAATTAATAAATTATTTGAAATAATTAGCATAGAATATGGAAACTTTAATGTTGATGCTGATAAATATAAATATTGGGCTGATTTCTTAGAACCTTATAGTTTTGAAGATGTTAAGACTAGATTTTATGAACTTAGAAACCAAAGAGAATATACTATAATGCCACCTAGTGCTAGTGTTATTACTCGAGGTCTTACTAAAGTAAATAATAAAATTAAATTTGATGAAATTACATTTACTTGTCAATTTTGTCATAGGTTCTTTAATACTTACGATGATATGGTTGAACATGAAGAAAGATGTAGAAGTGTTAGATACATTGAAAGACAATATAAACGATTTAATTTAAACAATGGTAATGTTGATAAGGCTAATTTATATAATATGCCACAAGATGAATTTGATAGTAAATATAGATTGTTACTTAAAAAAGTTCAAGAATTAACTAATGATGCTAAAGAAAAACAAGTTATAGAAAACATATTTAATCCACCAAAAATGAGTGATGCAAGGAAGATGCTATATGGTAAAGAAAACTAATTTTAGAGAAGATACTAAAATGTTTGATAGTTATTCTCAAGGCAAAGTTAAATGTAAATGTGGTCATACAAACTTTATGGTCGATACTGATAGGATGATATGCTCATGGTGTGGTAATTATGTTTATAAAAATAAACAAGCAGAGTTCAAATATACTATGCAAAGTATGTTATCTAAGAAAAATAAAGAGAAAGAGGAGGAAATGTAATGCAAAGTGATTTAAACATTAATGAATTAGTTAAATTAGAAAATTTACCTACTATTTATGAAAAATTAGAGGTAATAGGAAAATGGGTTGATGATGGTCTTGCTAAATTAGATTTAGACAACTTAATTGTTGATGAAGAACATAAGCAAGAGTTAAAAAATAGTCGTAGTGAAATTAATAACATTTCAAAGTTATTAGAAGATAAACGAAAGGCTATTAAAAAACAAATTTTAGACCCCTATGAAAAATTTGAAGAAAAGTACAACGAAGAAATTAAAAACAAACTTAACAATGCTAGTGACAAACTAGGAAATGCTATTAATGAGATTGAAGATAATCAAAAGCAAGAAAAAGAACAAGAATTAAGACAATTCTTTGAAAATTATAATGAAGATTATCATTTAGAAAGTATAATTTCATTTGAAGATGTTGGGTTAAATATTACTTTATCTGCTAGTATGAAATCTCTTAAAGACCAAATAGTGGCTTTCTTTGAAAAAGTTGCTAATGACTTTATGGCTATTCAAAATGGTGAACATAAAGAAGATGTACTATTTGAATATAAAAATAATGGTTTCGATTATGCTAGAGCGGTTAATAAAGTAAATGAAATGCAAAAAGAAATTGAAATCTTACAACATAAGTTGGAAGAAAAAAGAAAACTTAATGAAATAGAAGAAAAAGTAGTTCAAAATGTTGAAACTTTAGTGTCTGCACCAGTAGAAATTGTTGAAGAAGAAACTATTGAGTGTAACTTTAAAGTTTATGCTACAAAATCTCAACTTAAAGAACTTAAATTATTCTTACAAGAGAAAGGAATTAAATACGAATGATAAATGATAATTATTCAAGCCCATTGGCACTAACATCTCAATTTAGATTTTGTGGTAACCCTTTTAGGCTGGATTTTTATCACTTTTGTACTTTTGGTTGTAAATATTGCTTTGCACGAAACATTAATGGACAAAATGATTTTGATATAGGATATGCTAAATTTGAAATAATAGAAAACCTATTTAAAAAGGCTTTTGATGATGATAAAGAAACCGGAAATATAACTGTTGAACTTTTAAGACACAAAACCCCTATTCATGTTGGTGGTTTAGCCGACCCTTTTCAACCAATCGAATGGAAATTAAAGTTAAATTATAAACTAATTGAATTAAGTAACAAATATAATTATCCGCTTATTTTTTCTACTAAACAATGTTTTTTACCAAATGAATATTATGAAATATTAAACCCTAAACTTCACGCTTTCCAAATATCTTTAATAGGTATTAATGATGACTATGTAAAAAAATATGAAACCAATTCACCTAGTGCAACAAAGAGATTTGAATTTTTAAAAACTTTAAGAGATAAAGGTTTTTGGTGTTCTATAAGAATACAACCAGTTATAGAAATTGATGAGGTATTAAAATTATGCGAAAAGATAGATGGGATAGCAAGTTATGTTACTGTTGAACATTTAAAGATAAATACCGATAATGCACAAATGAAAGAATTATTTAAAGATGTTTTGCCAAAATATAGAAGAACAAGTATTATGAGAAATATGGAACTACCAATAAGTGAAAAAATAGAAAACATAGAAAAAATAAAAAAAGCCTTACCTAATACGCCAATAGGTATTGGTGATAATGACTTACACTTTTTAAGTCAAAGCCGTTGCTGTTGTGGTATTGATACTATTGGTGAAGCATTTAATAATTGGTTAAAATATAATTTAACATATTTCACAACTGAACATATCGATAAATCTGATGCTAGTAAAGAAGAATATTATATTCCTAAATCAAGCGTTAGAAATAGTGTAAATGGTGATATAAGAGTTAAAAATGTTCATTCATATAAGGACTACGTTGATATGTATTGTGGTAAATATAGCCACTTTATGTGTGATGGTTGCTCTATGAAAAATAAATTAGACGGGATACAATTTGATAAAGCAAGTGGTGAAAAATCAAAACAATTAAGTATATTTTCTTTTGAAGAGGAGGAACAAAATGATTAAAATTGAAAGTAAATATGATGAAAAAATTGAAGGTTGTAAAGTAAAATGTGCAACAAAAAATGCTAATACTTATGAATGTTTATATGCTATTGCATATTTAATTGAAAAAATAACAGAAAATGATGAGTTTACACCTTACGATGAAATAATTAGAATAATGAACGAAATGTTTAAAAAGAAAGAAGGTAAGAAAAATGGCAAACGAAATAGTAAGTAATAAGCCAAAATTTAGTGTTGCTATACAAAGTGATGCTTACAAAAAATTAATTAATAATACTTTGGGAGACCCAGAAAGAGCAAAAAGATTTGTTGCTGCAATATCAAGTGCGGTTGCTACAAATCCAACATTACAAGAATGTGAAAGCGGTAGTATATTAAGTGCGGGTTTACTAGGTGAAGCATTAAACTTATCGCCATCACCACAATTAGGACACTATTATTTAGTTCCATATAAGAACACTAAAAAAGGAACAACTGATGCACAATTTCAATTAGGTTGGCATGGATATTACCAATTAGCCATTAGAAGTGGTCAATATAAAGATTTAGATGTAATTGAAATTCGTGATGGTGAATATCTTGGTAGAGATAAAGCCACTGGAAAACAATCATTTGAATTTATAGAAAATGAAGCCGAAAGACTATCAAAACCAGTTATAGGTTATCTTGGATATTTTGAACTCTTAAATGGATATAGAAAGCAAATCTATATGTCTAAAGAAGAGATGGAACAACATGCAAATACCTACTC